GTGACCGCTGCTAGGCGTAAAACAGACCCAGTCAGTCTGTCCGGGAACGAAAATTATGAAGACGATCTTCCCTTCTAAAATATTTTCGATTTTATGCGTTTTATGTGTTGCATTCCTCATTGCATTCCGGTAGATATTTTTCATCGAAACCGGAGACAGAACATGAAGATCAACGCTAAAATCACCCGCAACGGAATCGAGTATGATGCCGTCGTTTTCTTCTCTGCTTATCGGGACACATATGGCGACGTGGACGTTTCCTTCGACGGCGCTGAGTTCGAGGAAGAACCAGAGGATGGCGAAGCTGAAATGACGGATGACGAAGAAGTGACCTTGTTTTTTTGGTTGCACACAAAGGGCTACCAGGACGCTGTCGAAATCGCTTCCACCAACCTGATTGATTGGAAATAATCGCCATGATCAACGTAGCAAAAGCCTTGTTCGTCCAGGCTCAACGCCACAAGTGGACCATCACCGTCATGTATGACGATGAGGCCGGATACACCGGCAAGAGCGCCAAGGATGCTTGGCGTGCCGTTGACGACGTCAGCGATGACCTGTTCGTCCACTTCCACGACGCTGATGGCCGCAACATCGGATGGGTGCAGGTCGCATCTGGCCTGGAGCCTGACGAAACCATCATCGACGGATCTGCCGTTGGTCCAGTAGCCGATCTTGTCGATGCCATCATCGAAGCTGTTGTTTGAATAGGAGAGTAGAAAATGGCCAATGCAAACTTCGCACGAGACTGGGACCCTGACGACATTGATCCGACCAAAACATTCAAGACGATCATTCAAGAAAATATCGTCCAGGCTTTCGACGATCAATTCGAGGAAAGAGATGGAGCAATCATCAGCCTTACACCGGCGGGGATAAGAATCACAGTTTTTGAACAAAAAACGTATTTTATTCCCTGGAAGTATGGTGAAATGTGGCTGCGACCGACCATTATGATTTCGGGGAGCCATCCATCCGAGGGGTTGAAATCTTCAATTCAGAGAATTCGAATTGCTATGGAGGATTTATTCAACAAAGAAATTGCTGAAGCTAAAGAAAATGGCGAATATGACGACGAAGGCGGGGGTGAATGACATGAACGCCAACGACATTCGCAGCCAATACATGAGGCTTCCGACGGAGGAACTCATGGCGATTGCTATCGATTCCGCCGCCGACCTTCGCGAGCTTAACAGCACGCAGCGTGAGCTCTCCGTTATGGTCGATATTGCGCTTCTAGTGCTTTCTGATCGTCTTCCAATGTCCACCTTCGCCAGCGTGTGCGACGAATGCGACATCAACCTCGAAAGCCACTGACATGCACATCACATCCGAATGGTCTGTCGCAGCCACGCGACACTTTGGCGACGGTATCTGGCACTGGCATCCCGACGCAGACCAAGTGGTAATCTGGTCGATGCATGATGACGGGGCGATCATCGTCACAACGCGGCGGAACGAAGAAACGAAAAATTTTGAACTTCTCGTCAAAAAAACATCCAAAATCCATAGGGTGAAGTTGACAAAGAAAGTAGTTAATTCTATATAGGTTTCAGCACCAAGAACGGTGCAGTTTACATGATAGGAATCACACAATGTCCAACACCGCACCCTTGGTCCTCGCCTATCTGCAAGCCAAAGCCGCCGAAGAAGCCGCCAAGCAGGCTGTCGCCGCAGCGCGCAAGGCCATTCTCGAAACCGGCATGGATGTCATCACGGGCGAAACTGCCGACATCTGCGTCACCATCAGCGAACGCAAGGCGATTGACGCTGACGCCGTCAAGGCGATCCTCGGACACGCCACGCCATACAAAGTCGCGTGCGTCGAAACACTCCGCGTGAAGGCCAAGTGCCCCCAGAGCGGGGGCTAAAGAAAGGGAAGGTGTCTTCCCTTTCATAGCAACGACATCAAGGAAAGTTTCTGAACATGTTTGACTCAAGCATCGCCAGCGAACAGGAAGTCTTCGACTACGTCATCGGACAACTTGTCCGTCAGGGCGGTCGATCCGTATCTGCTAGCGGCGAAGATTGCCGCTACCGGGGTTCTGATGGAAGCAAATGCGCCGTCGGGTTCCTGATCCCAGATGAATTGTATGTCTGGCGGATGGAAGGGGATTCCATCAGTGGCTTGTGCGAACATTTCCCAGACCTTTGCGCAAAGACCGGCATCAAAAAGCATAAGGACATTTTGAATGGTCTTCAGTATATGCACGACTCACTTTCAACGTGGCAAAATCAAGATAGCTTTTTCCACAAAGCGCGACGTATTGCCGACTTATACAACTTGACCGTTCCCGAAATCGCCTACACCTACCAGCCCAAGACGAAGGAGTGACAACCCTTGCCACAGCCCTTTGGATCGCCGCCTGGGCCTGTCTGCTGTGGCCGCTGGTTGCCAACTACCGGGCTATCCCATATGCCGCTGTAGCGGCTTCCCTGGCCCTCCTGTGGCCATCCAACGGAGAAACAGCAATATGGCTATTGAAGACATTATCTCGCAGCTAAAAAACAGCACCGAACCGTCGGCGCTGGAAGGGGACCTGAACGAAGAAATGTGGAGGCATCACGATCAAATTTGTGATTTGTTTAATAAAAATTTTATTATGCAAGGCACAGAGCTTGGAATGAGAGTTGCTGTCCTTTTAGCTATTTTGGCAGTGCAAATTTCATTTGCTGAAGATGTAGAGAGTGGTGCCGTTAAAGCGGGCATTGAATTGGTTCGCCTGTCGATGTCTATAGCGCAACAGCGCCAACAAATGGAAAACGAAGAAGATGAGTAACTTCGAACAGTGGTGCGAGAGTTCGCTTAAATTAGCCCAAGAAATCCATGAAATCTTCGAAAGGGAGAAATTTTATGAGCGCAACCAGCTAGGTGGCGTCGTCTTCGGATTGGCTACGCTGACTGCCGTGCTTGCCAGCGAAAGCGATATCCCGACTAAAACGCTAAATGCAGCCCAGATCATCATGCGGCATACGCTTCATGACTTACTCGAACAGGAGAATAAGAATGTCTGAAATCGGCCACAATATCGCTACCGAACGCCTACGTAGCATCATCGAACGCATCGAACGCCTGGAGGAGGAGCGGAAGTCCCTCGCATCCGATATCAAGGATATCTATTCCGAGGCTTCAAGCGCCGGCTTCGACAAGAGGGTGCTTCGCCGGCTGATCGCCGACCGCAAGCGCGAGCAGGCTGATGTTGAGGAGGAGCAGACCCTACTGGACCTCTACCGCCGCAACCTGGGTATGTAGGGAAGCATGGCGACCAAGGATTACCACGAAACTGCCATCAGGCGATCTGGTGACAGCTTCTTGGCCGCAGCAAGCCGCCTGAAGCCAAAGCCTGAACTGACCTTCGACCAGATCAAGCAAGGCTGGAAGGATTACCAAAAGAAGATGGAGGCCCAGAAGGCTAAAAAGATAGGGTAGTGGAAAATGCACTTCCGGTAGGCTATATTAAAATCCTCAGCCGTGGAGAGGGAAAATACCACGGGTAGCTATAGGCGCGACCGGGTGGCGACCGGGACCGGACGAGAGACGGGCGAACGTCCCTAAATAAGCCCGACCGAATTTCATTTAAGGGACGCAGATATGGCCGGCAAGAACAGTAAACCAAAGAGTGCGCCGGCTGTTGTGCTGCGAACCGAGGACGTGTCTGCCGAGCAGCCGAAGAAGAAAGATGGACGGGCGAACAATGGCAATCCGTCCACTTATGATCCTGAGATCGCTGCATTGATCTGTTCTGAAATTGCTGTTGGCAAGTCGCTGTATAAAATAGCCATGGAACACGAATGCGTTCCGACGCTACAAACGGTCTATAATTGGTTGCGTGTTCACCCCGAATTTAGCTTGATGTATACGCGCGCTCGTGAAGACCAACAAAACTACTACGTAGACCAAATGATATCAATTTCTGACGATCCAAGTATTCCGTCAGACCAAAAGCGTCTGATGGTAGACACGCGCAAGTGGTTGGCAAGTAAACTCAACCGCAATACTTACGGTGACGTGAATAAGACTGAGGTAAGCGGTCCAAACGGTGCGCCAATACAGACGCAGCAGGTTGCGACTATTGACGCCAGGGCGCTTGATCCAGATGCGCGTGATGCGTTGAAGCAGGCTTTGCTGGCTGCTAAAGAACAAAACAAGTAAACAAACAGTATAGGACAAAGAAGATGAAAATTTCTGAACTAATGCTGCACACCAGAGCGTCTAATTGCTTAATTCGTGTGATGGGGTTGCAGACAACTGAGGAACTGGAAAAGTATTCACCAACAGAATTACTTAATTCATATGGGATGGGCAAAGTAACTCTTGCTTCCTTGATAGAGGCTCTCGACAGAGTAGGAGTTAAGCTTCGACAAGACTCGCCTGCTGTTCTTGCGCGGTCTTCTCTAGAAGCGGAAAATTGGGAAAGAAGCTTACAGCGTGCGTATGCTATTCTAGAAAAATATAAAGAGGGATATACTCATGCCGAAGTAGCTGAAATGTATAATTTGACGCCATCATCTATTCAGCAAATATGTCAAAAGGCTTTCAGGCACCAATTAAGCAAGGATGGCATTGATCCTCATAGCGAAAAAAGCGCGGAAATATGGAGGAGCATATTAAAACAATCATATAACGCGCGAAAAGCCAGAAAAACATAATGCTAATCAAGTATGGCGACAGTAATGTCGATGTAGACGAGGCATTACTTGAAATAGAGCGGTGTGAATTAGAAGCATCGCTCTACGACTTTACTGTCGCCGCTTGGCCGAATATTGACAGCGCAGAGTTTGCTATGGGCGGATATGCTTTGCAAGCGGTGTGCGAGCATCTGGAAGCGTGCGCAGATGGATACATCCCCAACCTGCTGATCAACATTCCACCGCGCTTCAGCAAGTCAACGGTGTGCGGTGTGATGTTCCCGGCGTGGGTGTGGGCGCAGAACGCCAGGACGCCGTTGGCCGGCCCTGGCGCACAGTTCCTGCACGCCGGCTACGCGATGGCCCTGTCGCTGCAAGATAGCGTCAAGTGCCGAACCCTGATCCAATCAGACTGGTATCAGAAGCGATGGGGACACCGGTTTAAGCTGACCGGCGACACAAACACTAAGCAGCGTTTCCAGAACGACCAGAACGGCATCCGCAACACGGTATCCGTTGGCGGTGCCACGACCGGCCTTGGTGGCAATTACCTGATCGGCGACGATCTTAACAACAGCGCCGAGGCGAACAGCGAAGCCATCATCAAGTCCACCATCGAATGGTGGGACATGGCTTGGTATAACCGCCTGAACAATTCCAAGCCCGGCTACGGTTGCCGCATCGTCATCGCACAGCGACTGTCAGAGCAAGACATCAGTGGTCATGTGCTTGAGAAGGGCGTGGGCGACTGGCAACACCTCTGCCTACCGATGCGATATGAACCAGAGCGGTCATTCCACACCACCCTGGTGCCTGCCTGGGCGACCGATGACGGCATGCCGATCCAATGGAAAGACCCACGCACGACGCCTGGGGAACTGTTGTGGCCGGAGCGGTTCGATGAACAGCAGGTTGTTCTACTCGAAAAGACGCTAGGGCCGTGGGCGACCGCAGGGCAGCTACAGCAGCGTCCTGAACCTGCCGGCGGCGGCGTTATCAAGCGAGAGTGGTGGAATCTCTGGCCTGACGAAGCTTTCCCGCCGTTCGATTTCATCATCGCCAGCCTGGACACCGCATACACCACGAAACAAGAGAATGACTTTAGCGCCCTGACGGTTTGGGGTGTATGGTATGGATCAACCGACACCCGAGCCACCCGCACGGTCAACCGTTATGGCGCAAACGCCGAGGCATTGTCAGACACCGGCACTATCGACGGTCTGCCGAAGGTCATGCTGATGACGGCTTGGCAGGAACGCCTGGAGTTGCATGACCTTGTGGAGAAGGTAGCCAAGTCCTGTCGTGCGCTGAAGGTTGACAAACTCCTGATTGAGAACAAGGCGTCAGGCATCAGCGTGTCGCAAGAAATGCGCCGAATGTATGGCCACGAAGACTTCGCCGTGCAGTTGATTGACCCTAAGGCGCAGGACAAGCTAGCGCGCCTCTACAGCGTGCAGGCGTTGTTCTCCGAAGGTATGGTATACGCGCCCGATCGTGCGTGGGCGGATATGGTTATTACACAGGTCGGTCAGTTCCCTAAAGGGCGACATGACGATCTTTGTCTGGTAGGCGATACATTAATCACTATGTTTGATGGAACCACTAAGCGCATAGACGCAATAGTTGCTGGAGATATGGTGGCAACGCCAGCAGGTCCATGTCTAGTATCTGCCGCATCCATGACCGGCGTGCGCGAAGTATGGCAAGTTGAATACACTGGAGGATGTTTAGTAGGGACCGCAAATCATCCCATACGGGTTGGATGTGAATGGAAAGAACTTGCGTCACTGTGTCCATTTGATGTATTACAGACACAATTAGATGCGTTGAACGAAAATCAAAATTTGTGTGTGGTAAAATCAGTAAAGCGCACCCATACTATACGTCCCGTATTCAATCTGACGGTTGAGGGGGAACACTGCTATTATGCCAACGGTATTCTCACTCATAATTGCGATACCGTCAGCATGGCGCTTCGTCACCTGCGCGACCTCGGCTTGCTTGTCCGCAGTCCCGAGCGTATTGCGGAGTTGAACGCAGCCAACCAACACCAAGGCAAACCGCCACAGCCGTTGTATCCAGTATAAGTGGATAAGAAATGAAGATAACCAGCCTGAAAACAAATAAAATTGTTGCCATCAATGAAGACGGTGAAGTTATTATTGCTGATGACTTGCACTTTAAGCCTGATTTTATCGGGCCTGAATCGGTCGAAAGCATAAAAGAAAACACGGAAAGATTGTCTAAGTTACTACTAGAGCGTCAATCTAAGATTAATTTCGTAGAAACTGACAAAAGATACAGCCCCAGGTTTTTCTAACAATTCATCAAGGGATACAGGCTATGCTAAAATGCCAAGCAGCACTTGAAGACAATGGCGACGGTTCTTTCACCGTTGAAGTATGGTCGCCTGATTTGGCTGGAATTACTGCGACGTATACAGTAAAAGCAATCGCTGATAATTATGCCGCGCAAGAAGCCATCGAACGCTTTATTGCCGAACACGGCGCACTCATGGGGTAGCATATGTCGCTCGTTCCTGGCCTGTCACCGAACATCCGGTTGTCTGAACCCGAACCGGGTTTGCAGCTTGCGCCGATAGACGTGGTGGTGGCAGAAGACGACGAGCAGCAGGATACGCCGGAATATGACGACAAGGGTGCGATCCTACGCATCGAACACCCTGACGGCTCGATCACCGTCAGTCTGGACGGCAAGCCCATTGACGAGGCAGAAAGCCGTGGTCCAAAGGGCTGGTTCGACAATCTGGCTGAGGACATCAGCGACCTCGAACTGAGCCGCATCAGCAGCGAACTGCTACGTGGCGTAGAGGACGACCTTGAAACCCGCCAGGAATGGATTGAGGACCGCGCGCAGGGAATTAAGCTTCTCGGTCTGAAGGTGGAGATTCCCAACCTTGCCGGCGCGTCTGACGGCGCTCCTGTCGAGGGTATGTCCCGCGTTCGTCATCCGCTGCTTCTGGAGGCTGTTCTCCGCTTCCAGGCGAACGCGCGTTCGGAAATGCTGCCCACCGATGGACCGGTGAAGATCAGGGACGACAGCAACGGCAGCACCGCAGAACAGGACCAGTTAGCCGACGCGCTGGAAAAGGACTTCAATCACTACCTGACCAGCACGGCGACGGAATACTATCCCGATACCGACCGTATGCTGCTGTTGCTTGGCTTCGGCGGCACAGCGTTCAAGAAAGTCTACTTCTGCCCGCTGCGCAACCGGCCCGTGAGCGAGACTGTTGATGCCGATGACCTGATCGTCAGCAACAACGCATCCGACCTTCAGAACGCCCGACGCATCACGCACCGTGTGTCGATGAAGCCATCGACGGTCAAGCGCCTGCAAATCATGGGCGTTTACCGCGACACCGAACTGTCGCAGGCTGCCGCGCCTAAGCTTGATGCCGTCAAAGAGGAGAAGGACGCACAGCAGGGCATTAGTTCCGAAACCAAGAACCCTGACGACCGCGACCGCGAAATTTATGAGATTTATTGCGAACTCGATATCGTCGGCTACGAACACAAATACAAGGGCAAAATCAGTGGCTTGGAAGTCCCGTATCGCGTCACTATTGACGTATCTTCGAAGCAAATCCTGTCTATTGTTCGCAACTACGACAAGAACGACGAAGAACTTCCTGACCCGCGTGCTAACTTCGTCAAGTATACATTCGTTCCTGGCTTCGGCTTCTACGACATTGGATTACTGCATATACTTGGTAATACTACCAACGCTATTACTGCTGCTTGGCGTGAGTTGCTTGATGCTGGGATGTATTCTAATTTCCCTGGCTTTTTGTTCGCGGATACTGGCGCGCGTCAAAACACTAACATTTTCCGCGTTCCGCCGGGTGGTGGCGCTCCGGTCAAAACCGGTGGCATGCCCATTAATCAGGCCATCATGCCTCTCCCGTATAAGGAACCATCGCCGGCACTGATGTCGCTGGTTAATGACATCGCCACAACGGGTATGCGGATCGGCGGCACGTCTGAGCAGCAGGTTGGTGAAGGACGCGCAGACGCGCCTGTCGGCACCACCCTGGCGATGATCGAACAGGCCGCGAAGGTGCTGAACAGCGTTCACAAGCGCATGCACGCATCGCAAGCCGAGGAATTTCGGTTGCTTGCACGTTGCTTCAAGGAGAACCCGAATAGCTTCTGGCAACGTAACAAGACGCCTGCATATACGTGGGACGAGAAGGTGTTCCTGAAGGCGCTAGAGGACAACGAACTGTCGCCCCAGGCAGACCCGAACACAGCCAGTGCAGCGCAGCGTATGATGAAGCTTGCCGCTCTGAAGCAGCTACAGGCGTCTAACCCGACGATGTATGACCCGATTGCCATTGATCGTGCGTGCATCCAGGCCCTCGGCTTCTCCAACCCCGATCAGTTCATGGCTCCTCCGTCCGCACAGGCTGCGCCACCGCCGGAAATGCAGAAGCAGATGGCGGAAATGCAGGTCAAGAAGCAGCAGGCCGACGCACAGACGTTGAAGGCCCAGGCGGACATGCTGAAGGCGCAACACGAAGCAAGCGCACCGCATGATGTTCAGCAACAGCAGGTGGACACGCCTGTCGATCTGATGACAGCAAGGGCGAAGTTGATGGACGCGCAGACGAAGCGCCACGCCCTCGGCATTCAGCAGGCTGACGTCATGCAGGAAGACCGCAACCGCGCCGCCGACCGTGCAAGTCACGAGAAGATTCAGCTACTGGAATTGGCGCGCGACATCGCCTTGCATCCCCAGGCGGCACCGATTGCCGCCCCCATCGCAAAGCAGGCTGAACAGCAATGATGCAATCCCCAGACAAAGCCATCCGACGCGCTACAATGGTCGCTAAGGGGCTTGCTAAGGAGATTGGTCCACTACCTACCGGCGACCATCCAAAGCCGCCACATCCGGCTTCCATGATCCCTGGCGTGCATGTCACTGGCATGGGTGATGGACCGCAATCCTTTGCCGACGGTGGCGACGTCACCAGCAATCCCAATTTTAGCCAATGGTTCGGCAATAGCGTGGCGCACGATAATGGCGTCCCGCGCACATACTATACCGGCACGTCGAAAGATAAGGACTTCACTTCATTTAACGTAGGTCGGCATGGTGTATGGTTTACGACCGATCCTCATGAAGCCAGCCAATACGCCGAGAGCAATGACAGCCAGGGACATGTGTGGGAGAACGGCAGATTCCAGCCGATAAACACCGCAGGCCGGGTTATTCCGGCGTATTTGAAGGCAGAAAATCCATACACTGGAGAGCGGCCAGAGGCTATAAACCGGGCACAAAACTACAAAAAGGCGCAGTCAGACTGGTTTGATACTTTGCGTGCCGCCGGTCATGACTCTTGGATACCTTCGTCGCTGAAGGGCAATCTTGCCGTCATGCTGCGGCATCCTACGCAAATCAAGTCTGCCATTGGCAATAGCGGTGCGTTCGATCCTAAGCAGAAAGCCATCCACAAGGCCGACGGTGGCGACGTAGAGCCAACAGACGAAACTGGGTTCGATGCTTACCATGGATCGCCGCACGAGTTCGCGCCGGAGCGTTTAATCCAACACCCTACGGGCGAACAGGAGTATATCCCCACCAGCCAGCCGGTGCCGGAGAATGCGTCGGTTCTGAAAGAGTTGCCGTTAGGTCGGTTCCGGTCGGATAAGATCGGGACTGGCGAAGGTGCGCAGGCGTTCGGTCATGGTTTGTATTTTGGCGAGAAAGGAACAGCGCGGGGATATAGAGAACGCCTTTCTTCACGTTCAAGAAACCCAATTCCGTTCAGTCAAAGGATAAAAATTGAAGGCAATACCTTTTACGAAGCAGCTAAAAAAATAAATCCAGACATTCCTGATTGTTCAATAGACGATGCCGCTCGAAAAATATATGAGAGAGGCGGCGATATAAATGCAACTTATAAATATATTGCCGCTCATCCATTTTCGGATTGGAAACGTAAACTAGAAGCAATGGCTCCTTTCTTAGGGAAGGACGTTGAACTGCTATCCCAAGGTCACCTCTACCATGTCCGCGTCCATGCAAACCCGGAGCATTTTCTGGATTGGGATAAGCCATTGGGCGAACAGCATCCCCATGTGCAGCAGGCTCTATCCTTTCTCGGACTGAACCCGCAAGACGAAGGTCATCCTTCACGCCCAGGCGAAGCGGCTTATCGTGCAGCCGTATTTCAACACGGCAAAGACCCCGCTAAGGCAGCAGCCGCCCTACAAGCAGCCGGCATTCCCGGCATCCGATACCTAGACGCCAACAGCCGCGATCCAAACACTGAGAATCCGACCCACAACCACGTCGTGTTCGATCCCAGCAAGATCACCATCAAGCGTCGGTATGCGCGTGGTGGCGTGGTTAAGAAGTTTGCTGGTGGTGGGGATACAGGTGCAGGCATGAATAACGACCCAATGGTTCAAAAAGCCTTGGACGTGGCGCAACAGGCTGCTCCAAAAGCTATATCCACTGCGGTTAATGCCGCACAGTCAGTCATGCAGAAACCGACTGAAGACCATCCTGCATGGATACCTCAAAGGTTAATCACCAGCAAAACAGCGCAACCACCGTCGGCAGAAGATCGTAATATTGTTGATTTGGACGCATTAAAATCAACGCCTAAACTTTATCAAGCACATACTGACTTGTTGCGTAACTACCCGAATATGCCAGAGCATATTGCTAAACACGGATCGGCCGACGATGTCGCCGAAGCATTCATCAATCATGTGCAAGATAATCTATTATCGTTACATGACGCAGTCCCCGCACAAACTCGAAACCGTAGTAAGCTATGGTATGATGGGGCAAACAGGATTGCCCAAGAATGGGCGAAAAAATACAACATCCCCATTCATTCTGCTGCTGGCGCGCTGGCAGCACTTTCCCCACAAAAAGATTGGTATCAAAACGTCTCTTTGGCGCATCGCGTCGTGGATATGTTGAAGGGAAACGATAATTTTTATCGTGGCCGACCAGCCGATGATCAAATGAAAGAAAAATTTAATTCGATGCCCTCGCTTCAAAAGCCAGAATATCAAAATTTATATTCTTTAATTCACGGGAAAACACTTAGCGATATTGATAAAGAACAATGGGAACCAGAAGCTAAAAATACCGCCAAGGCTCTTTGGATAAGATTGCATGATGAAACGTATAACCCACGATCCTATCATATTGTCACCCCAGAAGGTGGCTATGCTGATCTAGCACGCAATGCCGATGGGTCTGAATCAAAGGTCGGATGGGGTTCATTGCCTGAAATAGCTAAGGCTATTGGCGCAATTCAATCCGGGGATGATCCTGCGGCATTATCTGAATTAATGGGAGAAAAACATAAAGTTCGTAATTTTTACAACAACATCCTTTCTCCAAATTCTAAACACGGCGATGTCACTATTGATACCCATGCGGTCGCCGCTGGACTTTATCGGCCATTAAGTGGCAAATCAGTTGAAGTCGCGCATAACTTTGGCAACTATGCCGGCAAAGGCATCCCTAACGCTGGCGGGTCTGCTATTTCCGGCGTTCAAGGGACTTATCCTCTCTATGCCGAAGCATACAGACGAGCAGCCGCAAAACGTGGTATTTTGCCGCGCGAAATGCAATCCATCACATGGGAAGCTGTTCGTGGGTTGTTCCCGGAAGTATTTAAGAAAGGGAAAAATGTTGCTAGAATTGATAACATTTGGGATAATTATAAGAACGGAAGCTTAACCCAACAGCAAGCAAGGGAACAAGTAAATGCAATCGCCGCACCACAGGGAATCCGCCCACCAACATGGGAAGAAGGACGGCCTACTGGAACTGATGAAAATAGCGGGAGTGCCATTGACCAGGGAGGATTATCTGAACCTGTCCTACCTGGGAAAGGTTCCGCACGAATTAACCCCAGAGCAGGAAGACGAGTTGCCGCCGCAATTCCGCAGGGAGCCAGCGGTGGACCATCCGCACCGGTAAAGCCTAAATTTGCATATGGTGGCGATGTCATTTCTCGTGCCCTTCAACTCACCCAGCAGCATGCGCCGGTTCCCGCTGCTGTCACACTTGCCAGGAACCTGATGCCGGGACGCCGGTAGGAGAACGAAGACATGTCGAAAGCCACTGAGCGCGCACGCGCTAAAGCACACCGGATCACCCGCACCGACCCACAGGGGACGAAGGTTGATGCATCCGGCTACACGCCGCCAGACGCCCTTGATGCTGACGTAAAGACCGGCATGCGACCGATCTCGCGCCGGCAGTTCAAGAAGGGCGGGAAGGTTGTCGGCGCTGTTCATGGCGAACATGCCAAGCGCCACGCTGGTCGCAAGCCGCGCAAGTCCGGTGGCAAGGCTCTGTCTGCTGACAGCCTGATCAACCGCAACGCCAAGGAAGCCAACGCCGAGCGTGACGGCAGCAAGCATGTCGGCGGGTTCAACAAGGGTGGACGGGCGCATAAAATGGTCGGTGGGCCGATGATGGGTGCGCCCAACGCTGGCAACATGGACCCGCGCGTCCTCGCGTTGATGAAAGCAAAGATGGCCGGCGGTCAGGGTATGCCGATGCGTCCGGGCGTTGGTCCGATGAAGCGTGGCGGGAAAGCCGAACACCCTGACGAACGCGAAGACCGCGTCCTGGTCAAAAAGATGGTCAAGGGCGAGGCGTTGACTGGCAAGAAGCACGGTGGTCGGGCGCACAAGTATGATGGCGGCGAAGCTATGGGGACGGGTGCGGGCGATAAACCGTATCTGGCACCCGCATCGCAGAAACCGGACCCAGCCGCCCTTGCTGCCATCATTAAAGCCGGTGGCGGCAAACAGCGTCCGCGTGAAACCTATCCTGATCTGGACACGCGCCCCGACCCGAATGACCCGAATGCCCTGTGGACCGGTCAGCCTCGCAAGCGCGGTGGCAAGGCCGAGCATGGTACTGGGTGCCGGTGCCATGAATGCCATGGTGGTGTCGCCAAGAAGCGCGGTGGCAGCCTGAGCGTGTCTGACGGCGCTCTGGAGGGCACTCGTCCGACTGGTGGACGTATGGCGCGCAAGGATGGTGGTCGCACCAAGGGGAAGACCAACATCAACATCATTATCGGCACCGGCAAGGGCATGGATAACCAGATGGGTGGCGGTCAGCCACCGACCATGCCTCCGCGTCCTCCCGCTATGCCAGTTGCTGTTCCGCCTCCTCCAGGCGCTGGCGCTCCTATGGGCATGCCTCCCGGTGGTATGCCGCCGATGATGCCTCCTCCGGGTGCCGGCGCACCGCCTCCTGGCGGTATGCCTCCGATGATGGGCCGCAAGACCGGCGGTCGCGTTGCTGAAGCCAAGATGGAGTTCGGCGCAGGTGGCGGCAAAGGACGCCTTGAGAAGATCAAGGAATACGGTCACCGGAAGTAATGCTTCGGCCTGATTTGCGTTAATACTTGACGGGCGGTAACATAGATGTGTTACTGCCCGTTTTGTATTTCAGGACCAAGTAAATGCTCACATACAACATGCTTTTTGAGAAGGAATTGCGTAAATTACTGATTGAAACTATTGAAAGACGCAAAGACGATTTGTCCTTTGGCCACGCATTAGATTACCAAAAAGAGGTCGGAATTATTACCGGCCTAAGAACAGCCCTTGATTTATGCGATGAAGCAAACAAGCTGCTGTCCAATACTTAACCAACGCAAGTAATGGAGAACAATATGCCCTTCATGGTGATGGAGCATTCAACCGACCCCAAGCAAGCTTTGAAAAAGGAGGTCGGTAACGTCGATAGCGTCGAGGTTTTCAACAATCAGGTGCTTGTTGCTGTCTATACGCGGCCTGAAAAGACCAAGAGCGGCATCTATCTGACCAGCGGCACCCGCGACGAAGACAAAATCCAGGGCAAGGTCGGTCTGGTGCTGAAGAAAGGCCCGCAAGCCTTCGTTGACCCGTCAAACAACTGGTTCGAAGGCATCGACATCAGCCTGGACGACTGGGTGTTCTTCCGCCCCTCCGATGGATGGAGCGTGACAATCAACAACGTCGTCTGTCGCATGCTTGACGACACGAATATCCGTGGTCGCATTCAAGCGCCTGACCAAGTTTGGTAATAAGGGAGCATCAACATGGCAGACGAAAACAATATTTTTGACGTCGCTGTTGAAGAAACGCCGAAAGAAGGCGTTGAAATTCAGGTTGCAGACACAAACGAGCCTGAAACCGACTTCAATGCCAGTATCGAGCAGCTAAAACAGCAACTTGAAGCTGAAAAGCAGGCTCGCATCGACGCCGAACGCCGCATTCATGAGGCCCAGAGCCGTGAATATGCAGCGCGCAACGAAAAGGCCGACACTGACCTTCAGTTGATCAACAACGCCATCTATACGGTCAACACGAATACCAACATCCTGAAGTCTCACTACGCTGAAGCGATGCAGGCAGGTGACTATGGGCGTGCAGCCGAAATCCAGCAGGAAATGGCGTCTAACGAAGCCAAGCGTCTGCAACTGGAAAACGGTAAAGCGGCAATGGAGGCTGCACCGAAGCAGGAACCGCCGCGACAGCAACCCGCAGACCCGGTCGAGGCGCTAGCATCGCAGCTTACCCCTCGCTCTGCCGAGTGGATTCGGCGTCATCCTGAGTTCGCGCGCGATCAGCGCTTGTTCAACAAGATGATCAACGCACACAACCTTGCTGTTGCAGACGGCATCCAGCCGGACACTGACGCATACTTTGCCGAGGTCGAAAGCACCCTGAAGATCAACCGTGGCGCGGCGGCAACCCAGGCTGAAACGCCAATGGAACAGACCGCAAAAGTCACGCAACAGCGTGTTTCGCCCAACGCAGCGCCGGCAGCGGCACCCGTCAGCCGTCAATCATCCAGCGACCGGCAAACGGTCGTCCGTCTGAGTGCCGAAGAACGCGAAATGGCGAGCATGATGAAGATGACGCCCGAAGAATACGGGAAAGAAAAGCTGAAGCTGAAGCGTGAAGGCAAAATCCACTGAAAGGATAGAACATGAGTGGTTCAATTACACGGCGTGCGATGAAATCCGCGCCCAAAAGCGTCCTGCAACAGGCGCTTGAAACACCTGAAACTGCCGACGCGCCGGTTGTGACCGACATCAAGGTTCCCGACGCGCCGCAACGTGCTGCCATGCGACAGGCTATGCGTGATGAAGACCCTCGCGCACGTGCCGCACGTCGAGCCGCCGAACTGCGCGGCAACATTGGCGACATGGATGAAGGCACTGACGAGTTTTTTATCCCGCCACACCTCGTCCCTGACGGCTGGACGTATGAATGGAAGCGCAACACCATCCTCGGCCAGGAAGACCCCGCGTATCAGGTCGCCTTGGCTCGCAAGGGGTGGGAAGCCGTCGATGCAAGCCGACACCCTGAAATGATGCCCATCGGTTCCAAAGGCGTTGTGTCTCGCAAGGGCATGGTCCTGATGGAGCGACCGAAGGAAATCACTGACGAAGTGCGCCAGATCGAAAAGAAGGTGGCACGCAATCAGGTTCGGCAGAAGGAGGAGCAACTTAACTCCGCACCTGACGGTCAATTCGGGCGCGATCACGCCCAGGTTCGACCGAAAATCAACAAAAGCTACTCGCCGATTGCCATTCCTGCCGACGAGTAAGAACACACGAAGTAAAAGGGCCGTAAAAAGCCCTTTTATTTGCGTTTTGACTTGTGTATGTTGACGAGCAGCAGGGTTTATCCCTCCCAAATGCCTCGGGGTGTTTGGTATTAGTTATCACCCGGTTTCCCATCGCCCCGGTGTGCGATGATGGAGCCTCCTTTTATGAAGGAGAACCCGTCATGGCGAATACAAACGCGCCTTTCGGTTTTTCGCAGTATTCTGGGACCGGTTCGTCCCCGACCTATGAGCAAGTGCAGCTTGCGATTTCGTCCACCAACTCTACCAACCCGCAGATTTTCTCGGGTGACCCGGTGGCGCAGCTTTCGACGGGCTACATCTGTCAGGTCGGCACCAACAGCACCACCTCGGCCAATGCCGCCGCTGCTGGTAGCATGATCGGCATCTTTGCCGGCTGCAAATACCTGTCGGTTTCGCAGAAGCGCACCGTGTGGTCGAACTACTTCCCCGGCGTTGGCGACGTGAACACCGCCGCTGCGGTGACTGCTTACGTCATCACGGATCCGAACGCTCAGTTCCTTGTTCAGACCGCCAACAGCAACACGACCGCCACTGCGGTTGGCGTTTCTGCCATCGGCCAGAACATCGGCTTCGCCTACGGCACCGGCACCGGCACCAACACGAACACCCTCGGGACGACCCCTGGCAACGTGTCCACCGGCCTGTCCACCGCCTACGCGGACCAATACACGCTGACCACGCCGGGCGGCACCAGCGCCACCCTGCCGTTCCGCGTCATCGCCCTTGCCAACTACACTCCCGACGGGTCCAACCCGCTCCAGAGCATCAACGGCAATGACTTCACCTCTGCCTACAACCGGATTGTTGTTGCCTTCAATACGATGGCGATGAAGTCTGGCGTGGCCGGCATCTAACAGGGAGTAGGCACCAATGGCTGTCAATCTTTCAGCGATTAAAGACCTTCTCCTGCCGGGCTTGCGTGGCATTGAAGGCAAATACGAGATGATCCCGTCGCAATACGACCGGATCTTCACGAAGCACGACTCGAAACTGGCTCTCGAACGCACCGCCGAAATGCGGTTCCTCGGCCTCGCGCAGTTGAAGACTGAAGGTGGCCAGACCTCCTTCGACAACGGCGCTGGTGAGCGGTTTGTCTACAACCAAGAGCATTCTGAAATTGCCCTTGGTTACGCCATCACCCGCAAGGCAGTGGACGACAACCTCTACAAGACCCAGTTCCACCCGTCGAACCTCGGCCTGATTGAATCCTTTCAGCAGACCAAGGAAATCTATGGCGCGAACATCCTGAACACCGCCACCACCTACAACGCCAACGTCGGCGGTGACGGTGTGTCCCTGTGTTCGACGGCGCACCCGATTGACGGCAACACCGTTGCGAACCGCCCGACGACTGACGTTGACTTGAATGAGGCGACCCTGCTGAACGGCATGATCAGCATCCGCACCAACTTCAAGGACATGGCTGGCCTGAAGGTCTTCGCCCGTGGCCGCAAGCTGGTTGTGCCGCCGCAGTTGGAACCGGTTGCGATCCGTCTGACCAAGACGGAACTTCGCCCCGGCACGGCTGACAACGATGTCAATGCGATCTTGACCACTGCCGGCGGCTTGCCGGAAGGTTACATGGTCAACGATTTCTTGACGTCGCCGTATGCTTGGTTCCTGCTGACGAACATCGACGGTTTGTCCTACATGGAACGTGTGAAGTTCGAAACCGACATGCAAGTGGACTTTGTCACAGACAACCTCTTGGTGAAAGGCTACGAACGTTATAGTTTCGGCTATTATAATTGGCGTTCGATCTGGGGTTCCTTCCCGACCTCGTAACGACATAAAATCCTCGCCCTTAAACGGGCGGGGATTGTTTGGAAAGGAGAACTCTCATGGATATTAATGGCGGCGTTTATCCGAACGCCAACGGAAGCCCGATCTGGCCGGCCTCGACCTTCACCGGTCCTCTTGTGGCTGGCAACGTCGTGGCGAGCGATGGCACCGGCAACCTTGCTGGCGTTGGCGAAACGACTGGTTCGGCGAACCTCGGCTATGCCAACATGGCGCAGTCGGTTGTCGTCACCCAGGCGAGCGGCGTTACTAACATCGTCATCCCGGCACAGAGCCAGATCACCGATATCTATCTGATGGTGACTACGGCCTGGACCGGCGCGGCATCGACTCTCGGTATCGGCACCACGGCTTCTGCCACGGCGCTGACTGCTGCCGGTGCGGTGACGGCAAGCGCCTTGGGCCAGTTGACGATCCTGCCTGGGACTGGTTCCACGCAAATCGCTAACTGGGACAATGTCGGCAATACCGACATCAAAATCCAAATCACCTCGACCAACACCGGCTCTGGCGTAGGGACGCTTACCGTCTTCTATCTCCAGGGCATCAACCTCGCGTCGTAATAGGAGGCACCCATGAAGGGTCATAAAGAGCATCACGGCGTGAAGCATTCTGCTCACCACGTCGCCCATCACACCGCTCACCACGGCGTGCATGAACTGGCGCACCATGGTGTCCATCATGCTCGCAAGGCGCGCAAGGCTGGCGGGAAGGTTGAGGACGACATCGTCGGCACCGGCAAGGGCCACGAGGCTGCTACCTCTGGCTACAACGAAGCCGAGAAAGATCTCAAGGACAAGCCGGAGCAGCGCAGCAACGCCCACAAGATTTTCGGCGAGGCGGAAGCCATGCACGAAAAGAAGCACGGTGGTCGCGCCAAGCGCAAACATGGTGGCAAGCTTCATCACATGAAGCATGTCGGCCACGTTGAGGGCGAACACGCGAAGCACCATGCCGGTCGCAAGCCGCGCAAGTCCGGTGGCCGCGCCTCGTCCGACACCAGTCCGTTCACCTCTGCTCGTCATGGTGAGTCCGCTAAGGGCCGTCACGTCGAGCCGGAAACGATGGGCTAACAAACGGTATGCGGGGGCCTAGTGCCCCCGTAAACCATCTGGAGAAAGCCATGTCAGGCGCTTGGACACGCAAAGAGGGCAAGAACCCGGCTGGCGGTCTTAATGAACGCGGGCGGGCCTCACTGAAGGCTGAAGGCCACAACATCAAGCGCCCGGTTACGGCGTCTGAAGCCAAGCACAGCCCAGAATCGGCGCAACGCCGTGAGAATTTTCGCACCCGCATGTGCGGCATGAAAGAGAAACTTACTTCAGCGAAGACGGCGCACGATCCGAATAGCAGGATCAATCTCGCGCTGAAACGCTGGGACGTAAAGTGTTGAGAGGATAAATTATGGTCGGCGTCGTCAATCAATCCATTACCCGCGTCGGTCGTTATGAGCCTTTCGAACTTCAGGTGTCGCGTGGTCAGATTACGGGCCATTCACCGCTGAATGTTTTCGGATATGGCACGACTCCGGCCACCGTCGGCCTGTTCCGCACGGCTTGGGAAAACATGTCCACGACGGACTATGTGTTTCCGACCTCTGCCATCACCATGAACCTTGTCAGCACCGTGGCCGGCGACACCGCTTCGATTACGATCTCCGGCCTGGATGCAAACTACAACGCCATTTCCGAAGTTCTTGTTCTGAATGGCACGACTAACGTGCCGACGGTCAACCAATACTTCCGCATCAACAATATCTCTGTTTCCTCGGGCAGTGCGACCAATCCTTCCGGCGTGATTACGCTATCCAATACGGGCGGCACGGTTATCTATGCTCAGATCAACACGGCGACCATCAATGGTGTGACGAGCAGCGTCGGCACGTCGCAGATGGCTGTCTACACCGTCCCTGCCGGCTATTCGATGTATGGCTATCGGTTTAGCGCATATTCGTCCTTCAACGGCAACAGCGCGAACTATACGACCTACCGGGCCATCATCAATTTCCCGTCCGGTGTGCAGCGCATCATCCTACAGTCGCCGTTCAACACCTTCTACGAAGTTCAGCGCCACTTCCCGTTCGCGTATGCCCCTGGCACCGACGTCCGGTGGCAAATCGCCTCCAGCGCGGCCACGGCTGCTGTCGTTGGCGTGAACATCGGCGGCGTGCTGGTCCTGAATGACGGCACCCTATAAGGATCAACTATGACCACCAGCGGCACATATAATTTCAATCCGTCGCTGGGCGAAATCACGCTCTACGCCTTCAATCTGTGCGGACTTCGCAACACGTCGCTGTTGCAGGAACACATGGAATCGGCGCGCATGGCTGCCAACATGGTCGCCGCGTCGTTCTCCAACCGTGGCGTAAACCTGTGGCAGGTTGACCTTGTCACAGTTCCGCTGGTCCAAGGCACGTCAACATACAGCGTTGACCCAAGCACAGTGATGATCCTTGACGGTTATGTAACAACCGGATCAGGAACCACGGCTATTGACCGCATCATTATGCCGGTAAGCCGCACCGAATACGCCAGCTACCCAAATAAGACCCAGCAAGGTTGGCCTACAACTTTTTGGTTCGACCGCCTCCTGGCACCCACCGTGACGCTGTGGCCTGTCCCAGACGGCAATGAGGTGTCGTTCAGCTACTATCGGTTGCGCCAAATCCAAGACGCTAACTTTACGTCTGGTCAGACGGTTGATGTGCCTTACTTGTGGATGGAAGCGTTTGCCTATGCCTTGGCATTCCGCCTTGCCTTAATCTGGTCGCCCGACAAAGTCCCGATGCTGAAGCCGATTGCTGACGAAGCGTATAATATCGCTGCCGAACAGAACGTGGAAAACGCAGCGACATACATCAGTCCGCAGATACAGGGATATTATAGATAATGTTAAGGCACTGCTCAAAATGCGATAAAAATTTAGATTTATCCGCTTTTGGCGTTGCGAGACAACGTAAAGACGGCATTAGTTATTGGTGTAAAAAATGCAACTGCGAGAGCGTTCGTAAAAATCGCTCCACTGTCGAAGGCGCTAAAAAACATAGAAACAGAGAAAACGCGCGCTATGCAAACCATTCTACGGGCAAAAAACAAAAATCAAAAGAATACTATTATGCTAACAAAGATAAAATAACCCAAGAATCTAAAGTGCGCTCAAAGAATAGGCGTCAATGTCCTATACATCGCCTTTGGGAAACCACACGCCAAAGGATTTGGTATCAAAAAAACCCAGCTAGGGGTGTGGCTAAAGTGTGCGCAAGACAAACGCAAAAAATGCGCGCTATGCCAAATTGGTTAACTGCAATTCAAAAGGCACAAATAGAAGAACATTATGAGATTGCTGTGGCTTTGAATATTCAAACTGGCATTAAATATCACGTTGACCATATTATCCCACTTCGAGGAAAAGGCGTGGCTGGATTGCACGTCCCTTGGAACCTGCAAGTGATTACGGCATCTGAAAATTGCTCTAAAGGAAATTCTTTAGTAGAAAGTTATTACAGATGAGGCCACACGGCAGGGCAAGGGTAAGCGCCCGAAACCCGCGTGCATTTGCCATCTGCGACCGGTGCGGGTTCTTATACAACCACGTAAACCTCAAGTGGCAGTTTGATTGGCGCGGTTCCACGCTGCAAAACCTGCGTTTTCTGGTTTGCAACCGCTGCTATGACACTCCGCAAGAACAATTACGCGCCATTGTTGTGCCGGCAGACCCTACGCCCATCATCAACGCGCGTGTTGAGCCTTATTCGGTGGATGAAACCGACTACAGGACGGCATCCGCGCCGACTGTGTATGACCCTATCACCGGCATACCTATCCCACCTGCGGTAAACATCGTCACCCAGGACGGCAACAACACGACAACGCAGGTGATCGGCAACCCAAATGGCCTTGAGCAGGGCGCGGTGATGCCCCTTGTCGGCACGGTGACATATGGAGCCAAGATACCTGCCCTTTCGGTTATTTCGAATGGCACGACCACGGTTTCCGTCACATGCAGTTCAGCACATGGCCTGTCAAACAATAACCAAGTATCCATCGAAGGTCTTTCGACCAATAATGCCGATGGATTCTATTCAGTAACCGTAACTTCAGCTACAGCCTTCACTTACTCGACCTATTCTGCTATTCCATCTGGGTCGCTTCTGACCAACACGACGAATATTATTACCGCCTTGGTCGGATTGCCGTATAACTACGCCCAGATACCTCAAACGGGACCGTAAAATGGCTAACATCACCATTCCAAACCTCCCGTCAGCCATTGCACTGACCGGCAGTGAGCAGGTTGAGGTTGTTCAGTCGAATACGTCTGTCCGCACGACGACGCAGGCCATTGCCAATCTCGCCACGGTCAACGTCAACGCCATCACTTCGCTCACCATCAACAGCCCGCTCTATGCCAGTGGCAGCAACCCGATCACAAGCACGGGCAGCATTGGCCTGAGCAGCAATGGCGTCACCAACAACTACCTCGGCACCATGCCGACGCTGACGCTGAAGGGCAACAACACCGGTTCGACAGCAGCGCCGACTGACCTGTCTGTTGCTAGCGTGATGACAATGCTTGGTGCTGCACCTCTGGCGTCTCCGACGTTCACCGGCACGCCAAGAGCGCCGACGCCGGCCACGTCCGATAACTCGACGCAGATTGCCACCACGGCCTTTGTGAAGGCGCAGACGACCGCTTCTGGCACCGTCACCAGCATCACAGCAGGCACCGGCCTGTCTGGCGGGACGATCACGGCTGCCGGCACGATTGCCCTGGCAAACACCACCGTCACGGCTTCTTCGTATGGTTCGGCGTCA